TGATGTATATGTCGGGGTGGCTGTGTTGGGTACGTCATTATCAGAGGGACACAAGCGATACTTGTCGCAGTTCTCTACCATAATAGTAGCACTTGACCCCGATGCTTTACCCAAGTCACTCAAGTTTACTAAGGAATTACGCACGTACTGTTCAGATGTTCGTGTACTAAAGTTGACAGACGATTTAAAATATAGTAACCCTGACGATATCAGTAATCTGATAGCCCTAACACAAGGATAACCCCACATGGAACTAGCACTAATACGTAGCCTGATGAACAAAGAGTTTTATGACAGTCATCGTGGCTCTCGCTGCCCTGAACGTTTGTTCAGTCCTGATGTACGCAAGATTAAGAAGGCCATTGACAGTGCCATGCACCGTTATGAGCGTACCGTTACACCTGACGAGATTGAGGCGTTGTTTATGTCAAACAATGCTACCCTGACAACAGCACAGAAGACTGCCTATAGTGCGCTGTTCGCTACAGTAAAGCGAGAACAGCCTATGGGTGAGGACATTGCACAAGAGGTGCTGTCCAAGCTGTTCCAACAGGTGATTGGTGAAGACATTGCTAACCTTGGCTTTGATTATGTCAATGGTACAAAGGATACCCTTGAGCCACTACGTAATATGCTTGAGCAATATGGTGATGACTTCACGCCCAAGCTAAACATTGAATGGGAAGACACAAGCATTGACCACATCCTTGCACTCAACAGTCTTGAGAGCCAGTGGACATTCAACATCCCTACACTTACCCGTAAGGTTGAGGGTGTTAATGCTGGTCACTTGATTGAGATTGGTGCTAGGCCCAACACTGGTAAGACTTCATTCCATGCCAGCCTGATTGCTGGTGAGAATGGCTTTGCATGGCAGGGTGCTAAGTGCATTGTGTTATGTAACGAGGAAGGCTATCACCGTGTAGCCCACCGCTACATCACTGCCGCCTCTAACATGGAAGCCAAAGAGGTTGTAGCCAACAAGTCAAAGGCAATGGCTGCATACGATAAGATCAGAGATAACGTCAAGTTCAAGGACGCTACTGATCGTGACATGGCATGGGTTGAGAGTGTCTGTAAGACATACAAGCCTGACATTGTGGTGCTTGACATGGGTGACAAGTTCGCCAAGACCACAGGGTTCTCTCGCCCTGACGAGGCACTCAAGGCTAACGCTATCTATGCTAGACAGATTGCAAAGCAACATGGCTGCGCTATCTTCTACATGTCTCAGCTATCTGCTGATGCAGAGAACAAGGTGGTACTCAACCAATCCATGATGGAAGGTAGTCGTACAGGTAAGGCTGCAGAGGCAGACCTAATGCTGTTGATTGCAAAGAATCCACCTGTTGAGGGACAGGACGAAGAAGATACTATGCGTCACCTCAATGTTGTCAAGAACAAACTGTCTGGTTGGCATGGTATTGTACATACCAATCTGAACTACAAGACAGCGAGGTACGAGGCATGATAAATAGAGACACACACAGAGAGTTATGTGAAAAGTATGAGGCGGTAAAACGTGACGCAAAGTATTGGGAAGCACAAGCTAAGACATTACGTACACGTAACGTACATTTACTAGAAGATGTAGAAAGACTGTCTGCACAATTAAGGTTATGGAAAGGTACAGCACCATGAACAACTATGTATATACAGCCATTGGACTTGTAGTATTCTACATTGGCCTCAAGATGTTTAGTGGTGGTATGAAAAGCATGGGTAACATAGACCACTTGCAGTGGTTCTTAGGCAACCCTATCTATATGTTCTTTGGGTCAATCGTTATGACACTGGCATGGCAGAGTAGTAGCCTTAGTACTACAGCTATCATTGCCTTGGTTGCATCAGGTGTACTACCCTTACCTGCTGCTGTTGCTGCTGTGCTTGGGGCTAACATAGGTACGACAGGTACGATCTGGCTGGCTGGTCTGTTAGTATCTGACGGTATGCCAAGGGGTGACACACTACGCATAGCCATGATACACACTGGCGTAAATCTTTTGATGGCGATAAGTCTGTTGCCATTTGTAAATCACATAGCTAAGTATGTTGGGAGAGTAGGATGACATATGATCTTCAGATCATAAGTGAGGTTTATGACCTCTGTATCATAAAGGAGTGCCAATGAGACAGCACATATACGATACGTGGACACTAATCATGGACTCGGACAGAAGCCCCCTAAAGAATATACCTGACAACAATGCTCGGCACTTAATCTTGCAGATACTTGCATGGATGTGGTGCATTGTGTTTAGTATTTTCTTGGGTAGCTATCTTGTGTTTGGATTGACAGCGATAGCTCATGTGTTACTACTGGCTGCAATAGCTGTGACTGTAGGGACATTTGATACTGCCAATAGAAACCCAAAGACGTTATCTGATTTTGCCATGCGTCTTGATGGGTACAATGGTAGACGTAACAACGGAGAGCATGATTAAATTATGACTAAGAAAGATAATCGGATATAATCGGATATAATTGGAGTGGATAAAGAATGTCACAGATTGAAGTAACATACATAGACCACATGGGCAGTGACCTGTCTGTAGTAAATGCAGCACGTGTATCCTTTGGTAAGAAGAGTGAGGCACTAGGTACATCAGGTGTAGAGGGTGAGCATATGACACCCATACTACATGATACAGACAAGAGACTGATCAAGTACCTAGCCAAGCATAAACATACGTCACCATTTGGTCATGCCTTTGCCAGCTTCCATGTCAAGGCTCCTATCTTTGTAGCTAGGCAGTTGGTCAAGCACAAGTTCCTACGGTGGAATGAGATTAGCCGTAGGTATGTAGATGATGAACCTGAGTTCTATGAGCCTGATGTATGGCGTGGTAGGGCTAACGATAAGAAGCAAGGTAGTGCTGGTGCTGTAGAGTCTGTACCTGTTGGTGCTTTAAAGGTTCAAGGGTATTGCCTAGCTGCTTACCAAGACTTATTGTCTAGTGGTATCTGTCCAGAGCAAGCACGTATGGTGTTGCCACAAAGCACCATGACTGAATGGTATTGGTCAGGTAGTCTTGACGCCTTCTCTGACATGTGTATACTAAGATGTAAAGAAGACACACAGTTTGAAACAAGAATAGTTGCAGATGAAATATCTGCTTGTATGAAAGACCTGTTTCCTATAGCATGGGGAGCATTGACCGTTTGATAGGATACCCGACACATGATACTGACACTAGACGTAGAGAATACAACGACAACACGTGATGGCAAGCTGCACCTTGATCCATTTGAGAAAGACAATTCATTGACACAGGTAGGTACACTAGATCAATCAGGTAACGAACACATCTTTACCTTTGATCATTCAGAAAAGCAGGGTACACCATTTGACCATCAGTGTGTGCAGTCTATGCTTGACAAGACTACCGTACTGGTTGCACACAATGCTGTGCATGACTTGCTGTGGTTATGGGAGTCAGGCTTTACCTATGAGGGTAAGGTGTTTGACACCATGCTTGGTGAGTATATCTTACAGCGTGGGCAAAAGCAACCCCTGTCCCTTGACGCATGTGCAGAGCGTTACGCATTAGACACACAGAAGCAGGACACACTCAAAGAGTACTTCAAGAAGGGCTACACTACACGTGACATACCCTTGGCTGAGTTGACAGAGTATCTGTCCCATGACCTACATGCTACACAGCAGTTGTACAATACAATCACTGCCAAGCTAGATGGTACTACCCTGCAGGACAGTGTTGATCTAACTAATCAACTTGCCATACACCTTGCTAAGATTTACCAGCGTGGGTTCAAGGTTGATACAGATGCACTAGAGGCAGTACGTAAGGAGTATGAGAATGAACGTGACGAGTTAGTGCGTAGCCTTGAAGCCCACACACATGAGTTGATGGGTGACAGACCTGTGAACCTCAACAGTCCAGAGCAACTTGCATGGGTTGTGTATGGTCGTAAGCCTGATGACAAAAAGGTGTGGCCTACATTATTTGAGGAACGTATGGTAGATGCTAAGTTCAAGTCTACCGTTACCAAGCACTCAACCAAGTTGTACAAACAGAAGGCAAAGCAATGCAAGACCTGCTACGGTAGTGGGCAAATCAGGAAGGTAAAGAAAGATGGAACTCCTTTTGCAAGACCCAACAGGTGTGTCGGGTGTGATGGTTGTGGGTATACTTTTGTGGATACTAACCAGTTAGCTGGCCTACAATTCACTGCACCGACTGCCAAGTTCATCAGTGCCAATGGCTTCAGTACAGGCAAGGACAGCCTGACATACCTTGAGGGTGTAGCCAGAGCCAAGCAGATGCCAGAGGCAGTCAAGTTTCTACAGAACATGAAGCGTCTGAATGCCATTGAGGTATACATTGCCAGCTTCATTGGTGGTATTGCTACCCACACCAAGGCAGACGGTAAGCTACATGCCCGTTTACTGCAGCACAGGACAGGTACAGGCAGACTATCAGGTGCTGACCCTAACATGCAGAACATGCCACGTGGCGGTACGTTCCCTGTCAAGCGTGTGTTTGTATCACGATGGGATGGTGGACAGATCATGGAAGCTGACTTTGCACAGCTAGAGTTTCGTGTCGCTGCATTCCTGTCTCAAGACATGGTTGCTATTGACGAGGTAATCACTGGCTTTGATGTACATGCCTACACTGCCAAGACCATCACAGATGCTGGTCAACCCACAGCTAGGCAAGCTGCCAAGGAACACACCTTCGCCCCTCTGTTCGGTGCTACTGGGTATGGACGTACACCAGCAGAAGCTGCATACTACACAAAGTTCATGGACAAGTACAAAGGTATTGCTGCATGGCACAAGCGACTAGCTGACGAGGTACTGGCTACTGGCTGCATTACCACACCATCAGGTAGGGCATTTGCTTTCCCTGATGCTACCCGTAACAAACATGGAGGTGTGACATATTTCACACAGATAAAAAATTATCCGGTGCAATCCTTTGCAACGGCTGACATTGTAC